ATAACAATTATGTTAAGTCGTGAAGTGGACATAGTTGGTGTAAACGCAGTGACTAGACGTAAGCCATCATTCCCTACCGCTAAGTTATTGGTTAAGAGTGAGGATGAGAAGGGAATCAGGCATCATTGGTCGAATGTTGATTCTCGTGGCAAGGAAGGTATGGAGGTAGTTACTGCTGTAGGATTTGGTGCGGTAATGATCCGTAAGAAAGTATTTGAAACGCTTGCAGTACCGTGGTTTGATGCGGGATGGGGGCCAACTGGTGTAGTGGGTGAGGATGTATTCTTTTGTGTTAAGGCTGGTGATGCGGGTATAGATACCTACGTTGACCATGAATTATCAATGCACATTAGACACATAGGAACGCACGAATATAGTTGGGATGATGTAGATGAGGATGCCTTGAGGGGCGATAATGCCACTAGCTAGCTATTCAGACTTAACCAGTACCATTTCAAGCTATCTAGCTCGTAGTGACTTAGATAGCATTATTCCTACGTTTATATCGTTGGCAGAGCAGCGTTTGCGTCGTGAGTTACGTATGCGTCAGATGCTAGTAACTGCTCAAGCGACTACGACAGGTGGTGATTCTACTGTTGGCTTACCTTCTGATTATCTGGAAATGAGAGATATTCATGTGGTTGGTAATCCTAACGGTCAATTGAATTACGAATCTCCTAACGCTTTCTATAAGCGCAACACATCGACTGAATCTGGCTTACCTAAGAGCTACACGGTATTGGCTGCTGAGTTACAGCTTGCTCCTATACCTGATGGTGCATACGGGTTACAGATGCTGTACTACGCTCAACCTGCTTTTTTAAGCTCCACAAACGCTAGTAACGTATTCTTGGCTTATTGCCCTGATGCGCTGCTATATGCTGCTTTAGGTGAGGCTGAACCGTATCTAATGAATGATGCAAGGCTACAGACATGGGGTACGTTGTACGAACGTGCAATCAATGCTATATCGGTTGCAGATCAATCTGGTGAATACAGTGGACAACCCATGTCCATGTCTTTTAATTAAGGAATTATTATGGCTGAAATGTCTAACTACTTAGAGAACGCATTACTTAATGTAACTCTACGTGCAACGTCTTACACGGCTCCTGCGGCTGTTTACGTAGGTTTATATACGACTGACCCTACTGACGCTAATACAGGTACAGAAGTCTCTGGTGGCTCTTACGCTCGCACTGCTGTGACGTTTGGTGCTCCTAGTAATGGTGTGACTACAAACAGTGGCGCAGTAACATTCCCTACGGCTACAGGTACATGGGGAACTGTTGGCTGGATTGGTATTCTTGATGCTGCTACTAGCGGTAACTTGCTATATCACACACCATTGACTGCATCTAAGTCGATTACTTCAGGCGATATATTTACTATTTCAGTTGGCAACCTTTCTGTAACTTTGGAGTAATTTATGGCACTGGTTATTGCTGATAGGGTTCGTGAGACATCGACCACTACGGGTACTGGTACGCTGACTTTAGCTGGTGCTGTATCTGGTTTTCAAACATTTAGTTCAGCTATAGGTGACACTAATACGTGTTACTACACTATTGTTAATGGCTCTGAATGGGAAGTAGGTCTAGGTACTGTAGGTGCTGGTACTTTGGCACGTACTACGATACTACAATCGTCTAATGCTGATGCTGCCGTTAATTTCAGTGCTGGTACTAAAGATGTTTTTGGTACGTATCCTGCTGATAGAGCGGTATTAACTGATATTTCTCAAACATTAACAAATAAAACATTAACAAATCCGACTGTTACTAATTATGTTGAAACGGTTGTTGCTATTGGTACGGTAACAACTTCAAACACTATTTCTTTGACTAACGGTACAGTTCAAACAGCTACACTTACGGCATCTACTGCTTGTACATTCACCATGCCTACGGCTACGGCTGGTAAGAGCTTTATATTATTATTAAAGCAAGCTGCGACTACTGGTAACGGTACGGCTACGTTTACTAGCGTTAAATGGGGAACGTCTGGTGCTCCTACAATTACTGCTACTGCTGGAAAAATGGATATTCTGACATTTGTGTCTGATGGTACTAATTGGTACGGAAATATTGCTCAAGGATATACTCCATAATGTTTTCTTTTTCTAAAATTGCACAAGCATTAGTTTCTGCTTCAAACTCACCTACATCCGTTGATTATTTGGTAGTAGCTGGTGGCGGTGGCGGCGGTATTAGAGGCGGTGGTGGTGGTGGTGCTGGTGGTTTTAGAACAGGTACAGGATTATCCGTTACGGCAGGAACCACTTATACGGTTACGGTAGGTGCTGGTGGAACTGGTACAAGCGATACATCCAGCAAAGGGTCAAACGGCTCTGATTCCGTTTTTTCTACTATTACTTCAACTGGTGGCGGTGGTGGCGGAGCTAATAATAATTCTACTAACAACCCTGGTTCTAATGGTGGTTCTGGTGGTGGTGGAGCAGGTGGCCCATCTGGCAGTGGCAATGCTGGTGGAACAGGAAACACACCATCTACATCGCCATCACAAGGGAATAATGGTGGTTCTGGCGTAGCTGGAGCTAATTACAGTGGTGGTGGTGGTGGTGGATCAAGTGCCGCAGGTGTAAACGCAACTGATAGCACATCTACTGACAAAGCTGGCGATGGTGGCAATGGAACAGCATCGTCTATTTCTGGCTCATCTGTAACGTATGCTGGCGGTGGCGGTGGCGGCGCATCATATTCACCGTCAACTCGTGGTCTTGGCGGTTCAGGTGGTGGTGGAGACGCAGGGAACGGATCAGGGCCTAGTGTAGCTAGTGGTTTTAATGGAACTGCTAATACAGGTGGTGGTGGTGGTGCTGGGTCTGGTCTTGACGCAAGCGGATATTCCGGAGGTACAGGTGGCTCTGGCATCGTAATTATCAGTTACCCATCTACATTTAATGATTTAGCGTCAATTGGTGCTGGTTTAACTTACACAAAAACCACTTCCGGAGGAAATACTATTTATAAGTTTACTGCTGGCACTGGAAATATTTCATGGTGATTTGTGAATATAAATAATTTATTTCCTACTCCTGTAGCTTTTTTTAAATTTGATCGTGATTTGACTGATACTGAATTAGAGTTTATTAAAGGTCAAGAGCATTACGCTAATGAAGGCAATACTACTAGTAAAGATCGCAAAATACTTAAAAATAAAGAACTGACAAAACTACGTGACTTTATTGAAGATTCTATATTGGAATACTTTAAAGCTATTCACGATCCTAAGTTTGATGTGAGTTTATATTTAACGCAGAGTTGGGCTAATTACACTGAGGCTGGACAATATCATCATAAACACTCTCATCCTAATAGTATGGTTTCTGGTGTGTTTTATCCACAAGCTAATAGAGAGTTTGATAAGATTTATTTTTACAAGGATGGGTATGAACGAATTAAAGTTCCTGCTGTTAAGTACAATCCTTATAACAGCGAATCGTGGTGGTTTGAGGTAGGTGCTGGTGATTTGATTTTATTTCCATCGCACTTAACTCATATGGTGCAGACAAAAGAAGATGCTAACACACGTATTAGCATAGCGTTTAATACGTTTCTCAAAGGTTATATAGGTTCAGATGAAAGCCTTACTGGATTGAATTTAAGGGAAGAATAAAGTGGCTCATTACGCATTTCTTAACGACAATAATATTGTGACTGAAATCATCACAGGAAAAGATGAGAATGAGGCTGGAATTAATTGGGAGCAGCATTACGGAGAGTTTCGCGGTCAAATTTGCAAGCGCACTAGCTATAACACCATCGGTGGGGTTCACAATGGAGGCGGTACACCATTACGAAAAAATTATGCTGGTATTGGATATGTTTACGACGAAAATATAGACGCATTTATACCACCACAGCCATATTATTCTTGGAAATTAAACGAAAATACTTGCCTTTGGAATCCTCCAGTTCCTTATCCGTCTGATAAAAACTTTTACGAATGGGATGAGGATATTAAAAATTGGGTATTAATCTAATTAGGGTAAAAAAATGTTAGGATTTTATCCATTATCTTCTGCTGCAATATCAACTAGTACGACTGGTTTAATTGTAATAGGCGATGCTGCTGTTAATGCTGTTGCTACTGTTGACTGTTCTGGTAACGGAATATTTACAGGGTTAGCCTCAATTACCACTTTAGCTACTGTTGCAGCTAGTGGTAACTATATTAAAGATGGTGACGCTCAGATAATTGGTAAAACTTACGTTGTTGCTGCGGGCGCAAATGCGATAGGTGATTCAGCAAGTATTAATGCGCTAACGACTGTAAGTTGTTATGCCAATGGCTCATATTCAGTGTCAACAGCCATATCTGGTAAATCTACTGTTACCACTATAGGTACAATTATAGGTGAGGAGTGGGTAGATATAACTCCATCAACAAATACATGGATAAATATATAACATGGCAACCAAAATCATATTTGGTGAGTGGCTTCCAGATCAACCTGGTATCACTGGTGTAGTAACAGAGGCTAAGAACTGTATTCCAGTTTTTAACGGCTATGAGCCAATGAAGTCAGAGGCAGATTTGAGTGGTAGTGCAGGTCAGACGCTATTAACTGCGTTTGCTGGTAAGTATGCCACTGTATCTACTCTATTTGCTGCTGGTGCAAGTCAGATATTTAAGTACAACAATTCAACTAGAGCATTATCCGCAGCTTCTACAACTGGATACACAGACGTTGTTTCATGGGATGTCGTGCAATTTGGTGCTGTAATGCTTGCAGCCAATGGTTTAAATAAGATTCAAGCAGTTACGTTAAACACAGCCAATAACTTTACTGATGTTGCTGCTGCTGCTCCTACTGCTAAATACATTACTGTAGTTAGAGACTTTGTAGTGGCTGCGAATGAAACTGGCTTTGAAAACAAGGTGTATTGGTCTGATATTAACGACGAGACTAACTGGACTTCAGGGCCAACAAGTCAATCAGATACCCAAGTAATCGCAGATGGTGGCGATATTATGGGTCTAGCTGGTGGTGAGTACGGTCTAGTATTGCTAGAAAAGGCAATATACCGAATGAGTTATATCGGTAGCCCTTTGTTCTTCCAGTTCGATGCTATTTCTCGTGGAGTTGGATGCTTATCTAATGGAAGCATTGTTCAATATAACGGATTGTCTTATTTTTTAGCTAACGATGGATTCTATGTTTGCGATGGTCAGTCAGTTAAGTCTATTAGCGCAGGTAAGGTAGATAAATGGTTCTTTGATAATGCAGACCCTAATAGCTTTAACTTAATGTCATCGTCAGTTGACCCTATAAAGAGGCTAATTGCTTGGTGTTTTTCTAACGTATTTGCCAGTAAGTTAATACTTATTTTCAGCATTGATACAGGTAAATGGTCGTATGTTGAGACTACTGCAACAGCTATTTCTACCGTTATTACACCACCTGTAACGCTTGAAGGACTGGACTTATACAGTACCAGTATTGATGCGTTGCCAGTATCGCTAGACGCTCGTCAGTGGGCTGGTGGCGATCCATTGTTTGCTGGTGTATCAGGTCAGAAGATTATTACATTTGGCGGTTCTAATAAAACTGCATCTATAGTCACTGGTGACATTGATATAGGTCGGTCTGTAATTACGCTTGCTAGACCTAAAGTCGATGATGGCTCTGCCTCTGTTGCTATATCGGCTAGAAGTAGTCTATCGGATGCTATTAGCTATACGACTCCGGTAGCGGCTGATTCTGAGGGTAGAGTATCTCTTAGGTCTGCTGGTAGGTATATGAGAGCACAGGTTATACCTTCGGGTACATGGTCTACGTGTGTCGGGGTAGATGTTGATATTGTTCAGCAGGGTGGAAGATAATGCAATTTAAGTCATTACCTCCGTTCGGTGGAGATCAACGTGCTGTTGCGGAAGTTGTCCGTGGCATTATGGACGGTAAAACTAATAACACTGGAACAGTAACTCTAGCTACTGGTGGAGCATCCTCTACAACGATCTATAACGAGCGTATAGGCTACGATAGCGTTATTCTGCTATCTCCTACAGCATTAGTGTCTGCAACGTCCTACGTGCCTTATGGTGGGTTCCAAGATGATACAGATCAGACTATTGCGAGCACTACAACTGCCTACCCAATGGAGCTTAAAACAACGGATTACGCTCTTGGAACGTCAATTGTAGATAATTCAAAAATTAAAGTAGATTACTCAGGACTTTGGAATATACAGTTTAGTGCTCAATTTACTAACACTGACTCACAGATTCAAGATGTAAGTATTTGGTTTAGAAAAAATGGCACAGACGTTTCTGCATCTAATAGTGAGTTTTCTATTAATAATAGACATGGTTCAACTGATGGAGCATTGATTGCTGCTCTTAATTTCTTTTTGCCAATGTCTAAAAACGACTATGTACAGATTATGTGGAGAGCATCTAACATAACTGTTTCTTTGCAGCATATTCCTGCTCAGACTAGTCCGACTAGGCCATCTACTCCATCGGTTATAGCAACGATTCAACACGTATCGTCTAATGGATACACGACTAACACGTTTGAAGACCCATTTATAAGTTCTACGTTACAAGGTAGCGCAGTTATTACTCACGCTGCTAATACAGTAGCAGGTAGAACGTATGATTATGTTATTGTTGGCTAATGGAAATTAAATATATAACTCCGCAAGAATTGCGTGAATGGTGGCCTTCTATTAAGCCTGGCTTAGAGAATGTTAAAGCTAAAAGCCCTGAAAATTGGATTGTTGAGGACGTTTATTGTGACTGCTTTATAAAAAAATCAATGATTTGGGCTTTGCTTGATGAGGGCAAAATAATTGGTTATTGGTTGTTACAACTTAACGGCCAAGAGCTTCACGTTTGGGCTGGTTGGGCGTTAGAAAATAGACATGATAATCTTGAAATTGGTTTAAAATACATAAAAGACATTGCTCGTCAAGGTAATGCAAAATATATAACATTCTCTAGTCATAGACGTGGCTGGGATAAAAGGGCAAAAACATTGGGTTTTCGTCCTCGTTTATGGATATGTGAGGTTTAATATGGGCGGTCAATCAAGTGGGCCAAGTTTCACCCCAACTCAAACAATGCTTGACCCTGAATTGCGTCCTTTAGTTGACAGGGCGTTACTAGAGGCTGAAGCCCTATACGATGCAGGTGGGCCAGAATATTACACTGGTCAAAACTATATCTCTCCTAGCGCACAGACTCAATCAGCATTGGAGTTAGCAACAACTAGAGCAAAGGCAGGAAGTCCACTATTGAGAGGCGCACAAACCTCTGTAGAGGGCTTAATGAAGGCTCAAAGCCCGTATGAAGCTCAATACTCTAAATTGGCTGGTGGTGGCTACGTTGATCCAAACAAGTCATTTTATGAATCACTAAAAGCAGGTGAAATTCAGAATGAGGCTCTAGCTGGTACTAGAGCTACTTCTACAGGCAAGTATTTAGGTGGTAGTCCATACCTTGAGAGTGCATTAAAACAAGCTAATCGACTGTCTACTGAATCATTACAAGAGGGTATTCGTGGACTACAAAGTAAGACATCAATGGCTGGTCGTTATGGCTCTGGTGCAGAGCAACAATTAGCTACTAAGATGAGTGATGCTGCTGCTCGTGCTTTAGGTGAACAGAACCAACAAGCATACTTACAAAATTACCAACAAGAACGTGCATTACAAGAGCAAGCATTGCAATCATTAGGTGGATTATCACAACAAGAACTAGTGAATAGAGTAACTGGTGCTACAGGTCTTGGTACGGCTGCACAGCAAGCATTTGCTAATCAAATGTCTGCATTGTCTGGTGCTCAGGGAGTACGTCAATCTGACATAGCTACACAATTACAAGCTGCTGGAATGGCTCCCGGTCTTGCTGCTGCTGACTATGCTGACATAGATCGCTTATTGGCTGCTGGACAAGTACAAGAAGGATACACGGCAGATATGCAACGAGCTGCTAAGGAAGAATGGGATTATAACGAAATGCTCCCGTATCAAAATCTACAGAACTTTGGTGCGTTTATTACTGGATTGCCTCGTGGTGGTATTACTAAAGAATACAAAGCTCCTAAAGGTGAAGCAGGTTCTACTACTACTGCTAGGTCAGGCAATTCATCTAACAATCCTCGTGGATATGATGTTTACGGTGAATATGGTTATTATGGTTGAAATTAAGAATCAATTTGATGGGGTAAATTATGGCTGATCCAATTACATTAGCTGCTGTAGGTTCTGCAATGGCTACTCCTGCTGCTGCTGGTCTCGCTACTGGCACTATGGCTGGCACGATGCTTGGTGGTGCTACTCTTGGTGCTGGATTGGCTCCGACTCTTGGTTCAACTGCTGCTTTAGGTGCTGCTGGTACTGCTGCTTTAGCTAATCCGTTAATTACAGCGGGTGTTAATGGTGCTTTGACTGGTAACGCTTTGCTTGATTCATACGTTGCTCCTGAAACAGTTGCATCATTGGTTCCACCTTCATACACTGGAAATATTGGTGGAATGACTGATATGTCTGGTGCATTGCAATCAATGCCTATGCCAGCAGTTAGTAATGCATCAAGCTATACAAGCGCACTTGATCCATCACTTTTCCAGCAATATAGTGCTGCTGACTTTGGCCCACCTGCTCCTACATTTACCCAATCTGCAATGAATACATTAGGTAATGTTAGAGGGTTAATGAGTGAAAACCCTGCGCTTACCAATTTAACGATGAATACAGCGCGAGAAATGATGCGCCCTGAACCTCCTCCGCAAGTATTGCAAGCACCACCTATTCAAAGTGGTCAATTTGCTCCTGTTAATTTTGCGAGTTTATTGAATAAAAGACAGCCAATGCAGCGTAGAACTTCGTTGTTAGGATAACTATGGCAACTTTAAACGATCTTAATATTTTTAGTGCTGTTCCTTCTTATTATGAGGGATTACTTGGCGCACAAGAAACGGAAGCACTACGAAACAGAGCTAATACACAAGGCTTACTAGGTGCTGCTATAGGCTTACTAGGCGGTATGGGTACTCGTGGCACTAGTGCTGCTCAAAACATAGCTGCTGGTCTTGCTGGTGGCTTACAGTCGTCACAAGGGGCTGTACAGCAGGGTATAACTAACTTTAGCCAAGCACAGCAATTAGCTCAAGCAAGATTAGCTCAAGAACAGGCTAAGATTGGATACGAACAGGCTGCATTGGTACGACAAGATATAGCTAGAGTTATGCAAATGCCTGAAGTGGCAAGTAATCCTGCTTTGGTTGCATTATTGCGTTCTGATCCAGCAAAAGGTCTAGCGTGGATTAACGAGAACATGGCTGTAATGAAGGCGTATGAGCCACAAGCTGCACAGCCAGCACCTTTATCAGTATCTCAACAAGTATCTCCGCCTTTGCAAGCTGAAGGAAATGTATTGCCACCTGTTACTGTAACGGCAAAAGTATCGCCACTACAGACGCAAAAAGATAGATTGTTAATGGCTAATCAGCGTCTAACTGGATTACCAGGTAAGACTGCGCAAGATGCTATTAAGAATAACTTAGATCAAATTACAGCATTAGATAAACAAATAATGCAGGAGAGTGTTTCTAGTTTTGATTTTAATTCTATTAGAAATACTATAAATCCTAGTTTATTGCCTCAAGTTGATAGTTTGCAGCGTCTAGCTGATACAGGTCAGCTATCAGCAAATGAATTACAGTCAAATCTTGAAAAGATACAAAAAGCAGACTTTGAATTTAAAAATAATCAGCGAGATTTTAATAAAGAAGCTGTGCGTGTTGCTGGAAGTATGTTCCCTGATACTCCATTCAATTCACTTAATAATATACAGCTTGGACAACTACAAACAAAACTAGATCAGCTTGAGATTGCTAAACGTAAAGCTGGTGCTACTACTATAAATATGCCTAGTGAGTCTGAGCGTACTGCTGGATTTTTGACTAATCGTGTACAGAATTCACTGGCTCAGTTGCAAACTGCTGTAGGAATAACTCCTAGTGCTGCTTCTCCTAATTTATCTGCTGAAGTAATTAAAAATGTTACTGGTTCTGATTATCTTAAAAACTTAGCTAATCCTGAATCGCGTCAGCGTGTAGAAGCTGCACAAATGGAAATATTAGATGCTGCTTTAACGCTTGGTACTGGTGCTGCATATACACGAGAGCAATTAGATAACTATAGAAAGTCTTATTTCCCACAATTAGGTGACAAACCTGCAACTGTTGCTGATAAGGCTAAACGACTTAAAAATATGCTTGATTCTGCAATGATTAAAGCAGGTAGAGCAGCACCGAATACTATTCCTCAGCTTGATCTTGATGCTGCTGTACAGCAAGAACTTGAGCGCAGAAAGGGTAAGTAATGGATTTATCTAAAATCTCTACTAAAGACTTGGAATATATAAAGGCTGGCAAGTTAGATAAAGTATCAACTGCTGGCCTTCAAGCATTTGCAGAGGCTAAAGGTATGCCAACAACTCCACAGCCTTCTATAGTTGCTCCTGTTGAGTATTCTCCTATGGCTGAGACTATTAGGGCTGCTGCTGGTGGACTTACATTTCAATCTGCTGATGAGTTAGAAGCTGCTATTCGTTCTGGTGCTATTAGTGGGCCTGAATACACAAAGATAAGAGATCAACTTAGAGCGCAACAAGGTCAATTCCGTCAAGAAAGGCCAGGTCAGGCTTTAACTTCTGAGATAGCTGGTGGTTTAGCTGCTCCTTTAGGTGTTATTGCAAAGCCTATAACACGTGGTTTAGGTATGGTTGGTGATGTCGCTCTTGGTGCTGGTATGGGTGCGGCTACTGGTGCAGGTATGGCTCCAGAGTTACAAGACATTGCTGGTCAGGCTGTATTAGGTGGATTAGTTGGAGGTGGTGCAACTGCTGCACTTAGTGGTGCTGGTAGATTGCTTGCTCCTAATATCCGTCCTGAAGCTGCTGCGTTACGTGAACAAGGTATTCCATTAACACCTGGTTCAGCCTTTGGTGGTCGTATTCAGCAAGTAGAACAAGCTGCTGAGAGTTTGCCTATTATTGGTAGGGTTGTTAGTGGAGCGCGTGAACAGCAATACGAAAAGTTTAATACTGCTGCGTATAACAAGGTTCTTAGAAACCTTAGCCCTAACTTAAAGGTTCCTGAAAATGCTGTAGGCAGAGATGCTTTTAAATTTGTTGAGGATGCTATCGGAGCACAGTATCAGGCTGTCGTTCCAAAACTAAAAATTGAATATACTCCACGAGTAGATAAAGCATTTGACGCTGTGAAAAACAAGTACGCAAAAGGTAAACTACCACCTAGTTTGCAGAAAGAATTTTCTACTTATGTTGATGGTTTAAAAACTGATTTTAGTGCAACTCAAGTAATGTCAGGCACAAGAGCACAAGCAATTAAACAAGACTTAGGTAATACAGCTAATGCTTATGCTACTTCTCAAGGTTCTGAGCGACTATTGTCTGATGCTTATCGTGATTTGCAGCGTGTATATATGACACAAATGAAGAACCAGAATCCTAAATTTGCTCAAGATTTAAATAAAGCAGATTCAGCATTTAAAGACTTTGTACGAGTTCAGACAGCTATGGCAAAGACTAGAGGTGAAGAAGGTATCTTTACTCCTGCTCAATTAGAGGCTGCTGTACGTCAATCAGATAGATCGGCACGTAAAGGTGCGTTTGCTCGTGGTGCTGCTCCGATGCAGGATTTGTCAGGTACAGCTATGTCAGTACTAGGCTCTAAAGTTCCTGATAGTGGTACTGCTGCGCGTGGTATGACAGGTGCTTTATTAACAGGTGGTGCTTCTTATGTTGACCCTATGATGGGTGCATTAACAGGGTTAGCCACATTGCCATATTATAAATACGGTGAAAAAGCGATGTTTTCACCTAGAAACCCAACATTTTCAGAGGCAGTACAAAGAGCTAGAACTGCTGCACCGTTTGCTGTTCCTGGCTTACTAGGCTTGACTCAATAGGAATAAATCATGGCAAAGACAAAGATTAGTGAATTTGATGCAAACCCTGCGTTAAATACCGATATTGACAGTATTAACATCGCGGAAGGTTGTGCTCCTAGCGGAATAAATAACGCTATCCGTGAGTTAATGTCGCAGCTTAAAGATCAGCAAACAGGCGCGTCAGGCGATAGCTTTACTGTCGGTGGCAATCTAACTGTATTGGCTCAAGGTGACGTCAGACTATCTGATTCAGATTCATCTAATTATGTTGCGTTGCAAGCACCGACTACGTTAGCTGCGAACTATACGCTAACACTTCCTACTGCTGATGGCACGATTACTCAGGCACTTAAAACTGATGGTGCTGGTGCTTTATCCTTTGGTAATTGTGTATCAACGGTAGGCTGGACTGGTGGCATTGTCTCTGTAGCTACAGCTACGACAACTCCTGCTCTAACTGTTGCTGGTACGTCTGGCGGTGTTCCATACTTTAGTAGCGGATCAACATGGACATCATCGAGCGTATTGACTGCTAATGCTTTAGTAGTTGGTGGTGGTGCTGGTGCTGCTCCTGCTTCGATAACTACTGGTACTGGTGTAGTTACTGCATTGGGTATTAATACTGGCTCTGCTGGTGCGTTTGTTGTTAATGGTGAGTTAATACCTGCTGCAAATGGCGGCACTGGTTTAACTTCTCCTGGCACTGGTGGTAACTTTTTACAGTCGAATGGTACAGGATGGGTTAGTTCAGCAATCACACCTAGTATTTCGCTAGTAGTATCAAATAGAACATCGAATACGATATTAAGTTCTGCTGACACTAGTACGTTAATTAATGTGACTAGTGGTACGTTTACACAGACATTATCGGCAGTTTCTAGTCTGCCATCTGGATGGTATTGTTATTATCGTAATACTGGTACTGGCGTAGTTACACTTGATCCTAATGGTTCTGAGTTAATTGGCGGTACAACTACTGCTGTATGTAACCCAGGTGATATTTGGTTAATCCAATCTACGGGCACTGCATTTCTCCTTAATCGTTTAGTTGGCAATAATTCGGTTGTTTATACATCTGGCACGAATACATTTACTGTACCGTCTGGTGTTTATAGAGTTTATGTGGAATGTTGGGGTGGTGGTGGTGGTGCTGGTCTTTTAAATTCACAATTTTCAGGTGGTGCGGGTGGTGGTGCTTATGTTGCAGGATGGATTAACGTAACCCCAGGGCAAACTATAACCGCTACTGTTGGTGCTGGTGGTTCTGGATATGGCTCTCCTGCTGGTGATGGCGGTACAACTACATTCTCTACATTTACCGCTAATGGTGGTTCCGGTAGTAAAGAAGGGGTAGATATAGCATCAGGTGGTTCTGCGTCTGGTGGAACTATTAATATAAATGGTGGTAGTGGTGGCGGTCAAACTAGAAATCAAACAATAACTTTAACATTTAATTCTGGTGGTGCTGCTGCTAATGGTGGGCTTGGTCATTCAGGTGTAAGTGCAGGTAATGGTGGAATACCTGGCGGTGGTGCTGCTGGTCAAGGTGATAGCCAAGTTTTTACAGGTGGCAGAGGTCAAATTAACGTATGGTGGGTTTAATTATGTCTAATGAAAAAGTAGAACTCACAGACCAGCAAATTGACCATATAGCTGAGAAAGCTGCCGAAGTAGCCTTTAAGAAGATATACGAAGAAGTAGGTCGCTCTGTTGTTAAAAAAATACTGTGGATAGTCGGTGCTGGTGCTCTAGGATTGTTATTCTGGATGGCTGGTAACGGCTCTCTACCGAAATAAAATTGATCCGTTCACTCTACTTGCGCTTGCAAATGCTGCTGTCTCGGCTTGTAAGCAAGGCTGCAAACTTTATAAAGATATTAAAGGTGCGGCTGGAGACGTTAAGGAAGTCTTAGACGATTTAAAAGTTCAATTCTCTAAGATACCTAGTCCTAGTAATCAGCAGAAAATACAGTTTAACGAAGAAGTGCAGAGGGTTCAGCAGATAGCTAAAGCTGATCCAAATGACACGATAACTCAGATAGGTGACCATTTAGGCAAGTTCTTTGATGTATTAGACCAGATTGAAAACATATTTTGGGATGAGGAAAAGAACGCTAAACAGGTATATAAGGGTGAATTATCGGTTAGTCGTAGAGCACTGCAAAGAGTACTGATTAGATCGCGTTTAGACCAGCTACAAGCCGAGATCAGAGAGGAGATGGTATATAACACTCCTCCAGAATTAGGTGACTTGTGGACTCGTTTTGAGAAGATGCGTGATAAGGTACTAGCAGAACAGAAGATAGCAAAAGATCAAGAACTTAGAGATATACAAAAAGCCGCAGCTAAAAAACGTCGAATGATTAGGGAGATAAAAGAGCAGATTACCTATTTTGGTGCTGTTCTTTTTGTCACATTATGGCTAGTAACCGTCCTAGTAATGATAAGGATGAGCCACACGTACCGTGGACTCTCTTGGTATGTTTATTAGTAATGGCTTTAGTTTTTGTTATTGCCTTGCCTATCGTGGGCATTACGTTGATGGATGCCAATAACGCTACCAATGCTGCTCTAACTGAGGTTAGGCGTATGCGTGAACTTAGATTACAAATACTGAAGGAAAGAGATGATAACCGTCAGTCAATTGAAGCAACTCCTCCCTAAAAATCCGTATGTCGAACATTGGCATCATGCTTTGTCTCAGTTGTTTCCTGAGTACGACATTAGTACCCCTCATCGTATGGCTGCTTTTATAGCTCAGTGTGCTCATGAGTCTGGTGGGTTTATGGTTCTTAAAGAGAATCTAAATTACAAGGCTTCATCATTACGTAAGATATTCCCTAAATACTTCCCTAACGATCAGATAGCTCAGGAATACGCCTCTAAGCCTAATAAGCAGGAGGCTATAGCGTCTAGGATTTACGCTAGTCGTATGGGTAATGGCGATGAGGCTAGTAAAGAAGGGTTCAAATTTTGTGGGCGCGGGTTGATTCAGCTAACTGGTCGCTCGAACTATCAAGCGTTTGCAGACTCATTAGAGATGAATATTGACGATGTACCTGAGTATCTAGCCACGTTTGAAGGTGCTGCTCAGTCTGCTTGCTGGTTTTGGGAGACGAATAAACTAAATCAATGGGCTGATAAGGGTGACATTCTTACCTTAACGAAACGTATTAATGGCGGCACTATTGGACTTGAAGATAGGATCAAACACTATGAACACGCGCTACATATTATTGGTGCTTAGTCTATTAGCTGGTTGTGAGGATCGTTTTAGGTATCCTTGCCAAGACCCTAAGAACTTTGAAGCTGCTGAGTGTAAGCCTCCTATTTGCACTGCTACTCAAACCTGTCCTGACGATGTAACGAAACCTGAGAAGGTGGCTAAATGACTGAAGAAACTCTTAATGCTTGGCTAAAGTTTGCTATTGGTATCTGCTTTTGCATGATCTTAATGATGATGGCTAGTTTATCTATGTATAGCGTTGTATTTGTAACGCAGCCTATGAGTGGCATGGCTCCAGCAGATAAGCAATTTTTCTTGCTACTTTCTGACATGAGCAAGTACATATTAGGTGCTTTGGCTACATTGATAGCTGTAAAGGGTAAGGATGCATTGCCTCAATTTGTGCCACCACCATCAAGCATAGAGAAACAGGCTACTGAGCAACCTAAACCGATAGTTACAACAACAACAACTGTGGTACGTCAAGAGCCTACATTAGAGCCTTTATCGACTGCTGTATCAATGGGATTTGGCGGTAAACCTGCTCCTCCACAAGCACCACAACCGGAGATTTAATTATGAGAATTGCGCTGATAACTTTACTAATGCTGACTGTAAACCTAGTATTTGCTGGTGGTGAAATGAAGAAGGTCTGCCACGATGAGAAGGGTAAGCAAGTATGTAAGACTATCAAGGTTCATAAGAAGCTAGAAGGTACTAAAGTTCCTACTAAATGAACCCCTACTTTATAGCTGGTACTGTCATAGCGGTGGCCTGTGCGTATGGTGCAGGTCACTGGCAGGGTGATGAAGCTGGTCAAGCTAAAGTGCAAGCTCAATGGGATAAAGAGAAGGCTAAGTTAGCTGAGGAATACGCTGCTAATGTTGCTTTAATGCGGGAAAAAGAGCAGGTAATGCAAGGCAATGCAGACAAGCTACGAGAGGATAAGAACCGTGAACTTAGAGAGGCTAATGCTCGTAATACCGCTTTGCTTAACAGCTTGCAGCACCGTCCAAACCGCACCGAGAGTAGTGGAGTGTCCACGACTACCAGCAATGGAACAAATGGTTGTACCGGAAAAGAGCTTTACAGAGAGGATGGGGCTGTTCTTATCGGGATCGCTAGAGAAGCAGACGAACTCAGAATCTTCCTCAAGCAGTGTTACTCCCAATATGAAGCAATAAGGAAAACATCGGAGGCTAAGTAATGCGTATTCTTTCGATAATATTATTGTCATTAATATCATTTATGATATATGCTGCAACACTTGATGATGATGGCAATTTAGTATTAAGTCGAGATGAGGTACAGCAGACGATAGCTAGTTGGAATCTGATGAATGAAGAAATAGTTAATAAGAATCTAAGAATCCAGCAGCTTGAAAAAGAACTTGAATACGTTATAGCAAACAAATGTCTATAAAAATACCTGATGACTGTATGCCAGCTTGTTTTTCATGTGCTTTCTTTGACATTGAGCCTAAAGACGAATTAGGAATATGTCGGCGTTATCCTCCAATGTTGTTTCAAATAGAAGATGAATACGACAGTTGCTATCCTGTAACTGAACGAACGGACTGGTGCGGTGAGTTTACTCGTAAGGTAAATTGAAATGAAAGTATCGGAAGAAGAGTTTATTGATTTATGGAATAAGTACGGTTCAGCATCAAAGATAGCAACAATATTGGACATTGGGGTTAGATCGGTTTTTAATAGAAGAAGAGAAATAGAGGCAAGAACAGGCCAAGTATTACAGGCTACTGATCCACGTACCGCAAACTTCTCAATTACTTATCCTGGTAATGGAGTTAGAGCCAGAGCAGAAATAGAGAATGGTGTAATCATGGTGGCATCAGACTGCCACTATTACCCAGGGATTATATCAACGGCTCATAAGGCATTTGTCCATCTAATCAAAGAACTCAAGCCTAAACTTATCGTTATGAACGGCGACGTATTTGATGGTGCATCAGCATCTAGGCATGACCCTATAGGCTGGCAGCAGACTCCGACAGTAAAGCAGGAACTAGAAGCCTGTCACGACCGTTTAAACGAGGTTGAGAGCGCGTCTAAGAGTGCTGTCCTACACTGGACATGGGGCAATCACGATATGCGCTTTAACACGCGTCTAGCGTCTCAGGTAGGTACTGCATTTGAAGGCGTTAAAGGATTTAACCTATCGGATCACTTCCCGCGGTGGAAGTTCTCTACGTCGTTAATGGTTAACGAGCATACGATGATTAAGCATCGATGGCATAACGGTATCCATGCTGTTTACAATAATACAATGAAATCAGGTACGTCTATCGTTACAGGTCACTTGCATAGTTTGAAAGTAACGCCGTGGACTGATTACAATGGAAGCAGATACGGTGTAGACACAGGAACATTGGCGAATATTGATGATCCTAGCTTTGATTATGCGGAGGATAACCCTAAGAACTGGCGGTCAGGATTTGCCATTTTGACATTTTGGAATGGTAAATTAATGCCACCAGAACTGTGTGAGGTTATCTCCGAAGGGTTAGTGTACTTCAGGGGGCAGGTGATTGAGGTTCCTTAACGAAGATGCCACCAGAGTTCATATACCCTTGACGATCTTTAATCTCCTCATACGAGAACTTTAAGCAACTAGTTAGGGTAACATTTTCAAGAGCAGCAATATTGATGAGACATACAAGAACGTCGCCAATTCCATCAATAATTGATCTACGGTCGCGCTGGATAAGTGCTGTATGAAGTTCATGCATTTCCTCCTGAGCTTTACGATATTGAGCTATTGATGTGCTATTAGGTATGATTCCACGAGCTTCAGACCACCTAATAACGTCCATTTCTGTTTCATTCCAACTCATTTATTCTCCCTTTAAATAGTGCATCATTTCAGCGTTTAACTTAGCTTGTGCCCATTTAGTAGGGCCTGATAGTTGCATTAATGCTAATGAAAACATAACAAAATTGTTAAGTTTCTCTAGTTCAAGCTCATCAACTTCTCCTCTACGAATCCCGTCTATAACATTCATTACTCCTATGCGGTTTCCATCTATAACTGCTTGCCAGTCATAATCTATTTTGTTTTTTGGCATTTTTTTCTTTCAATGTCTTAGGTACTTTAGGTTTAGGACACCATCCTATACATTCATCAGACCACACACCGATTACGCATACGCCACCAGGATTAAGCAGCAACATACTCATTCCTCTTGGCGGTGGTTCTATCTCTGGATCACGAAAGTAAAGCTGGTCAGTAGTTATCTGAGCAAACTTATCCATTAAGCTGCTTTCCTTTGTAATTTTTCCATAATAGTTTTAACGTCAGCTACCCTGCCAGAACGATTCATATAAATGCTTTCTGTCTTATGCTCAGAGCATGGCTTACACATCCATCGTCCACTAGTCTTAGTCTTACGAAATACGCCACCTTCCATATCTCTTGTACATTGGCAACTAGTACAAAATCGTGTGTTCATTTACATATCCTTTTCTTAGCTTCTTTTAAATTAGATTCCATTAACCAAGAGACGCACTGAGAATCGATAGCAAGGGCCGTAGAACCGTCTGTATAGCCTCGTTTGTATGCTGTCTGTACCCGACTATCAACCATGCTAGAAAACAGCCATATAGACCCTAAAACAGATACTATAAAGATTAATATTTTCATAATAGTTCACGTATTTTCTTAACTGGCATATTAAAAGTCTCGTGGATGCGTAGAATCATGTCAGCAGAGACACTTACTCGACCACTACGAATCTTGCTAATCGTAGGTGGTGGTACGTCCAGCTTTCTACTCAGTTCAGCGTCACTCTTAATTGAATGGCGTTCTTTAATCGTGTCTAGCAGTTTCATATAGTTCCTAAAAAAAGACAGGGGCCGAAACCCCTGTTAAGTCCCCACAGGAGGATGGGGAAGAGACTCAGGCTTTGTTAGTTACTTTACTAACATATTGAACTTTGTAACCTGCATACTCATACGGCTGTAAGTTACGAGGCTCATTGAAAAATACTCGATTGCGTAGTTCAGGATCAGGTCTATCCTCAATAGTGTGAAAAAACTTTTCAGGGTTTTGACGCTTAATTAAATCTGTAATTTTATTTACAGCTTCTGTTCGTAGGTTTACTCCTGGCTCCGTACCAACAGGCGTTTTAGCAGCGTCTTTAAGCATTGCAACTTGCATTGGGTTAAGTATATTTGCAATCATAGTTGCCTCTCAGAAAGGAATATCATCATCAATATCAGCTACTTTAGCTGGCTTATTAACGGGCTTAGGAGCCGCGTCAGTCTTAGGGCGTACCGATAGACTAAAGAACTTCTTTGCGTCCTTCTTGGACTCTTTTAGCCATCCTGAGAGCCAGTAATCCACGCCACCTACATTAACGCTACCAGAATAGTCTGGATGATTGTCTGAGCTTTTATTCTCATTTCGGTATAAAACACCACGGTCAGTATTATCAAATTCCATATTATTTCCCTATCGAAAATTTCTTAATTGCACTACGTTCTTTAGAATCTAACCTGCTCCAAAATGCAGTCTTAGAATCTGCGTCAAACTCTTGTAAGTTAATGTAATCAATGGCTCCCTGAAGATCGTCTCTTTGCAATAGAACACGTACATCCATTGCAATATCCTCAATTAGCTCTTGAGTCTTTAAATCCATGCTATCGAATACGTCAACGGTTACAGGCTTGGCTGACTTAGGCTCGTCTTTCTTGATTGTTGCGTCCACTGCGTCATGTTCCGTAATCTCTAGCGCATTGAGCATCAGGTAGCGACGAAGGTACGTGTGCATTGAGCCTAGAGCTTGGATGGGTGGTGCTTTACCACTGGCTGCGTCGGCTGTAGGACTACGGAAAAGAATTACACCACCGAACTCCGAATCAAAGATACGCAATGTGGCTACACCATCGCTAATGCTAAAGACTGAGCATAGTCCTAGTTCTGCAAATATCGTGTTAACTGATGGTAGGAAGTCTGATAACTCAAAGTATTTAAAACTTGCAAAAGAGTTAAATCCTGATTTTTTGATTGGCATTGATTGAAGCATTACGCGAGCTTTTTGTAGTTTTGCGTAAACTTTCCATTGCTGCTGCTCGTGCTGCTCTTGTAATTGATAGTCGTTATTCATATTAATTTCCTATTTATTTGAATTTTTTATACAGTACGATATTGGTAGGTTGTGTTTTCTCAATAGTTGATATTTTCTCAGCCTGTTTTTGCTCCTTTCTATGTTTAGCAAAAGTTTTACGAATATCCGTTTTAGCCGCAGTAACGTAGTCTTTCTTGTAGAGTATGTTCTTTTCATCTGTCATAGTGACCCTGCAATAATGTATAGAAGAAACATTATTACACCACAAATTACAGGATGACGAGCAAAATAATCGTTAGTGTTAAGTAATTTATTCATAGTTGTCATTCGATTCTAAAATGTTAACTAATTCGTGGATTTCTCTAGGTGCTATTAATAAGGCTTCACAAGCTATGTTAAATATTTCTTCTTCTTTGCTATCAAGTTTATTGTTAAGTTGTTTTTCATATAAGTTGTCTGTCAGTAGACGCAAAGCATAGACAATTTCAGCGACTTCCCAATTATGCATATCAGTTTTCATTGCGACGTTCCCATTGATCTGTTTTCATATCTTGGGCATAGTTCCACAGATCGCTACTAGTCAATGTGTCGTCTACTCTCTTGGAATACTTGGCTTGGTACGAAATCATGCGAGCAATATGGTTACTAATACTTGCTGACAGAACTACTGGATCGTGGCGATGTGTAGCCCACAAAGTTAATATGTCGTTTAACGATTCGCGTAACTCACCATCTGTGAAATCTTGCGTAAAGTCGTCAGGAGTCTTATTTAATATATTTTGCAGTGCTTCCTGTTCAAATTCGTAGCGATTCATAGTATTCTCCTAGTTATCCGCTTGTTGCGGTGAAGAAACAATAACAAGTACAATCTTGCGTGTCAACAACTTTTTTAAATTATTTTATGTATATTCCAAGATCGGGTAGCCGTAGGGCAAAAGTGTTGCAAATTATCAACGAATCAGGTGGCATTACGGTAGAAAGGTTTACAGAAAAGCATGGAATTATGGGGTTTAAAGACGGTTGGGCAGTTACCAGTGAGCTAAGAAAACTAGCGAGATATGGGTGCATAAAACAAATAGGTAATGTATTCTTCTCCGTTTCGCAGCAAAAACCAGTGGAAACCGGAGAGGTTAAGAACCTAGTCCCAGCTCGTGAAGCTGTACCATTTACGCCACTAAAAACATACTTACCAACTATTAGCCCTAGAGGACAATTAATTGAAAGACGACACTTCAAAAACTGTAAATCCGACGTACGTTATCAAAGAGAAAACGATGTATAACTTCACAGTCAATATGTGTCCAGGATGCAAGCGTACTCGGTCAATAATGCAGTTTGTAAATTCTAACGTGTGCCGGACTTGCAAAAAGCGAGGCATCACGATATAGTCAATGGGACTGGCTAGAGTAGCTCTCGAAAAGACGATTTCTCACCGTCCTGCCTTTTCCCACCCATTGTGAGAATTGCCATTGAGAGAGGCACGTATGAAACTAATTCCAAAAAACTGGAATACCTTCCAGCATTATCGCGACCGTTGTCCACCGTGGATAAAGTTGCATCGAGAACTCCTAAACGATAAAGAATTTATGTGCTTGCCACTTGCTAGCAAAGCGATAGCACCACTGCTTTGGCTGCTTGCTGCTGAGTCAAAAAATGGTGAATTTGACGCTAGTATTGATGAGTTGTCATTTAGACTACGAATGACAAACAAAGAAATAGAGAGTGGACTTAACCCATTGATTAATAAAGGATTCTTTGTTGACGCTAGCACTATGCTAGCACTATGCTCGCAAGGTGCTACCACAGAGACAGAGACAGAGAGAGAGGAGAGAGAGAGACAAAGGCAATTAACGAAAGAGATAAAAAATGGTTTTATTGAATTTTGGAAACACTATCCAAAAAAGATAGCAAAGCCAAATGCTGAAAAAGCATGGATGAAAATTGCTCCTGATATTGAAACTTCAAAAAGAATAATTCGTGCTATTTCTGAACAAAAACTTCTTGGACGAGAAGAACAATTTATTCCTCATCCAGCTACTTGGTTAAATGCAAGACGATGGGAAGATGAAGTTACAGCCACTCAAAAGCCATTAGTGGGGTGGAAATGATAGAGAACATACTTAGCCGCCTAGAGAAAGTTAAAGGTCGTAACGGCGCATATGTAGCTTGCTGTCCTGCTCATAACGATAAGTCTCCTAGCCTAGCGATAAGAGAAGTTGAGGATGGTCGTATCTTATTGAAATGCTTTGCTAACTGTAGCATCCAAGAAATCATGGGTGCTATTGGCATGGATATTGGTGATCTGTTCCCTAACGTAAATAAAGACTTGCCTGTAATCAAGAAAAGATATTATGCTTCAGACTTGCTTAAAGTCATCGAATTTGAGGCACTGGTTGTATCGGTAGCAGCTTACTCAATGTCAACAGGCAAGAAACTATCAGAGGTCGATAGAACTAGGATGAAAATAGCACATGATCGAATAATGGAGGCAGTTAAATATGTCGGATAATATTTTTGCAATAGCGGAACGACTTTACGAAGATCGTCACATAATCAAGTCTCAGGATATTGACGTAGAGAAGTACCTGAAGAACTCAGACTTATCGGCACAGGTTAAATCGGCTACGAGCTGGTTAGATGAGATATATCAAAACTACGTTGATCCTCAAAAGACTGACGATGCCGTTATGCCGTGGCCTAAGACGCACTCAGACGTTAAATTCAGGATGGGTGAGGTTACGGTATACGCAGGGTCTAACGGAGGCGGCAAGAGCCTTGTAACGG